AGATCCTGCTAATGTACTAGATCCAGTAGATAATGTTGTACCACTTGCAGTGTAATCTACATCTGGTTTTTGAACAACGTTATTAACTACGAATCTTACAGAAGAAGAATCAGAAACTGATTGGTTTAAAGAAAAGCTTTGAGCAGAACCATCACCAGTGATAGTCTGAGTTGCCATTGATTTAAATTCACTTGAACTACCTGGACCTATATACGCCATAACTCTCCTACGTGCTTATACTATCTATATACGATACCCAAACATTCAAACTATTCGCTGTATCAGATTTTGCCTTCAAAACGTCAGTGCTTTGAAGCACAACTTTTGAACCGCCATCAATCAATTCTATACTGGATCCTTGAGGAATGCTTACATTTTTTACAATGTAAGAATCAGCTGATCCACCACTAGCTGTGCTAGTAATATAGACATCTGCTTGAATTGTTTGTGTTACGATGTTTGCTAATCTTATGCCTATTATAGCGTCGTCTGAGTTAGAAGTTATTATAGTACGTGCAGTTGTACCAATAGCTACGTCTCCTGATCCATCCGCTGCAACAGCTCTTTCAAAATCTTGTGCCATAAATTATCCTTGTATCATAGCGCCACAGACATTGCAATTACAAAGCCGGCACTTACGCCACTTGATGTTGCCCATTCTGGTGCTGTTGCTCCCGCGTTCATCTGTAGAACTTGGAGTGCTGAACCTTTTCCTAACCTTGCTGGTGTGTTATTTGCGGAGGCATACAAAATATCGCCTGCAGTAGTTAGTGTCATGTCCATTGTTTTACTTGCTGGAAACGTACAGAATACATCTTTTGTCCCTGCACTAAAATCAACAGCACTATCGCTGTTAGAGCTAGAGATTACTGATCTACCTGTTAAAGTGTCCGGTGATGCGTCTGTAATAGTTCCTAGTCCTACTTCCCACTCATTTGCACTTTGGTGTGCAATAGCGTAGTAGGTAGTATTTGAATTACCTATTCCAGCTACAAAACCTTCAAACCCTGAAACAGCGCCTGCTAAATTTATAGTGCCTGTGCCAGTGCTTGTCGTCGTTTCCTTTACACGATCGTTTAATACTAACGCCATGTTATTCCTATGCTAATCTTAAGATAGCATTAGATGCGTCAGCTGTTGGGAATTGAATTGTAAAAGTTCCACTTGTACAAGTTTTGTCCCCACCGAAATTCAACACACATACAGATTTATTACTCTCTGAACTGTTATAGATCAAAGCGCCGTAAGCTGTAATAGTTGCTGAAGTCCAAGACGTATCTGCGAAATCACATACCGCAGTTGTTCCATCTGCTACTGGTGTAACACTTGTTAAAGTATTTCCACCTGCTGAATAGCCAGTGCCAGATACTTCGTTAGTCGCTGTACCATCACCATAAGTAGCTGTTCCAGCAGCTAAAGATGATGAGTTTGTATACAACGCAATTTTAAAAGTATCACCACTGGAAGCAGTAAAGTTATGCGTTCCTTGTAACACTTGAGTTTTAAAACTCGTTGTTACTAATGATGATGATATTGCCATTTTATTGTCCTCCTTCTATTGATCCTGATGGACCAGGTTTACTATATCCAGGTAAGAATGATGGACGTGGCATTCTAATAACCCCACTTTGATGTTCATCACGTCTTCCTCGACCAATTTGTTGCGCAGCGACTTCTTGTAAAGTCATTTCATACGATTGATTATACATTTGCAGCATTTCTGCTGGACCTTTCAAATATTTGAAAGCTTCGACAAGGCAACCATACAACATAAGTGCAGGTGCGTTATCTCCAAGCCAAGTATTACTATTTGTAGAAGTTAATCTGTCAGGTAATTTAATTAACCCTACTTCTACATAATTAGCAGTAGCTGGCGTTGGAACTACATATATAGTATTATAGTCCCATTGTGAATAATATTTTGGTGTTCCTGTTGATGTTCTATCTGGCCAATATTCATTCATAAATGTTACATCTCTTTGTTCTAGATATGTTCTATCTCCTGTGCCAGCAGCTGGATATATCATAACACTTCTTATAACAGAAAACTGAGTAGGAATTGTAGTTCCTCCACCAGGTAAAGTTATAAAACCATTTCCTACTGTAAAGTTAGAATATTGATAAGATCTAAAAACAGGTAAATCTACATCTCTTAAAATTTTATTTTCAGTGTGCTCAATAATATCATTGACAATAGTATCAGTTAAAACATCACTAGATGTTTCAGTGTAATCTCTTATTTGTTGTACTAATTCAGTGTAAGTTGTCATGCGCTCACCGTAGTTGGTCCAATAAATACTACATTTCCTCCACCTGGACCACTAGCAGAAGGAGTAGAAGTAATTGTTATGTTAATAAAATCATCCGTTACACTTGTTGGAGTAAATCCTGAAGCAGACATTAATTCAGAAGGAGGTACACCAAAACGATCAGTACCCGTTACTCCCATTCCTTGAAATTGCGTAGTGCTTCCTTCAGTGCCACTATTAGTAGCATCCCAAAACATAATTGTATCAGAAGTTGTATAAGTAGTTCCTGGGATGTAAACAGAAACACTTTTACTTCCAGCTGTAAATCTAAAAGGATTAGGAGGAAGCATTTGCGTAGTTACTGGTGCAACACGTGCAGGTCTTGGATGTTCTAACGCTTGAGGATCCGGAACATGTTCATGTGGCATCAATTGAGGTGCCTTAGGTTCATACTCACTTGTATGCACCCACATACCATTCCATTCTTGCACCATTTCATTGTAGGGAAATTGTAGTCCACTACGATCTGAAATAGCTATTGCATATTTTCCACTAGCGTAAGCCATTTATTATACTACCATTTACTATCGTTTGGTCCAACCCAATGATATTTACCGCCTTTTGTAGCAGCACCCATCCCTTGAGCCGTTCCACTAATAGTTCCTTTAGCAATTTTAATTTCTTTTCCACCTAACTCTCTATTAGTTCCTGTTGGTGCATTTCCTTTATCAGTTGCTGCTCCAACATTTTTAATAATAGAAGGTGTACTTACTTGACCTCTACCGTAATGACCTATTTTTTTAGTAGATGCATCACGAGTATTTGCCTGGTTATTCCATCGTGGGTTACTCATTAGTCCTCCTTTTTACATTCACAGTTTCCACAACTGCATTGTCCACCACAGCATGATCCGCCGTTGCTACAATGACATTCATGGTCACAATGTTTACATATTGGCATATTTACCTCCTATGGTATATACGCTTGCGCCGGTTTAACTCTAAACGAGACTCTTTCTCGGTTAGCATCAGCGGTTCTCTCAAATTCTTCATCATATACCGCTTTTAACCCTGATGTTAACATCGGGGCTCTTTTTAAAGAAACATAATAAGCTAATCCAGAAACTAAACAAGGAAGAAAATAGAATGGTACATCTGCATGATTTGAATAAGCACCTGCATCCATAATTCTATTTATGTAAAAATACTTCATTATGTAAGCTTTATCCGGATTAGGATAAACAAATAATGTCATGTCGTACTCAGGTCTTCCTGTGCTAGTAGATCCATTAACAGTCACTTGACCATTAATTAAACAAAATTGTGTTGGTCTAGCATCACCACTATCAGTTTCTCTCTTTCTACTTAAATTCATATATTCTGTTCTAGAAATTTTAGTAATTGCAACATCTGTTGTATTACCATCACCATCTAAATTTGCAGTTGCATTAGATGTTGTTGTAATTGTTGCATCAATAATATCTACAACTTTTTGATCAACAGCATAGTAATTTGTACCAGCAGTCATTGTTTGTGTTGCGTAATCAATGGTCCATAAATTTAAACCACGATTAGCCCAATCAGAAAACATAAGATTTAACGATCTTCTAGCAGTTCTTAAATCATAACCACTTCTTACTTCAAGACCGCATCTTTCATATGCTTCTTCTATAATTTCCTCTATTGAGAGGTTAAATGTTCTGCTACCTGAATAAGCCATTTAAACCTCTACGAGATAGAATCGTATTCTTTTATAAACTCAATAACTATACTAGCAGTATCATCGTTAGTGACAGAAGAAAAGTTAATCAGAACATCGCCATCATAGTTAGTTGCTTTTGTGTTTTGTAAAGTTC